CGGGCGGGGGGTCTCGCGCGCAAAAATCCCAGTTCAAACAGGGGATTAAAGCCCAGCTAGAAGCCATATAGAAAAATCTCAAAAACGGGAGGTGAGATGTCATGGCCAAAGATGGAACTTACAGAGGTGGGAGGAGACCCAGAGCGGGGGAGAGGCCAGCACCTCTTGCCGATAAAATCGCACAGGGCAAACCTGCTCAAATATTAGATCTTCCGGAGTTTCCTCCCGAAAGTGAACTTGAAATAGACGATCTAGAAGAAGGGGAAGACATGATCGGTGAAGATATTCCACCGCCAAGCGATTATCTCAGTTCCCTTCAAAAAGATGGTAAACCTTTAGGAGCTGATTTGCTTTACATTGAAACGTGGAAATGGCTGAAAGATCGAGGTTGCGAGAAGTTTGTAAACCCTCGCTTGGTTGAAGCTTACGCTCAAAACTTCACGCGCTACATTCAGTGCGAAGAAGCTATCAGCACCTATGGTTTTTTAGGAAAACACCCCACAACGGGTGGAGCAATTGCAAGCCCTTTTGTGGCTATGAGTCAATCATTTCAAAAACAAGCTAACCTGCTCTGGTATGAGATTTTTGATATCGTGAAGCAAAATTGCACCACAGCCTACATTGGCAATCCGCAGGATGACATCATGGAAGCTCTGCTATCAGGGAAGAAGGGGAGGTAAGGTAAATGCAAACAACTGAGCGCTTTGAGAAGGTGAACATAGACAAGCTGGTTCCTTATGCTAGAAATGCTAGAACTCATAGCAAAGAGCAGATTCTTCAGCTGAGGGCATCGCTGAGGGAATTTGGCTTCGTAAACCCGGTGATAGTCGACAAAGATTTAAACATCATCGCAGGGCATGGCAGAATTTTAGCCGCCAAAGAAGAAGGTGTTAAGGAAGTCCCTTGCGTCTTTGTAGAGCATCTGACTGAAGCCCAAAAGCGGGCCTACATCATAGCTGACAACCGCTTAGCCATGAACGCCGGCTGGGACGCTGAGATGTTAGCTGTTGAATTAGCTGACTTGGAACTTGCGGAGTTTGATTTATCCCTTTTGGGGTTTGATGAAGCTGAGCTGAACAACTACATGGGCGATTTGGAAAATGTACAGGATGATGACTTCGATGTCGACGCCGAACTTGCCAAACCGGCTATGACGCAGTTGGGCGACTTGTGGTTCTTAGGTGAGCACCGCCTGATCTGCGGGGATTCAACGCTCGCCGCTACTTATGATCTTTTGATGGATGGTAAACAAGCCAATCTGGTTGTAACAGACCCGCCCTATAATGTAAATTACGAGGGTGCGGCCGGGAAAATCAAAAATGATAATATGGCCGATGATGAGTTTTATATATTTCTCTTAGATGCGTTTACACAAATGGAAAGGGTCATGGCAAAAGATGCTAGTATTTATGTTTTTCACGCCGATACTGAAGGGCTCAATTTCCGTAGAGCGTTTTCCGAAGCTGGGTTTTATCTTTCGGGCACCTGCATCTGGAAGAAGCAATCTTTAGTACTGGGGCGTTCTCCTTATCAGTGGCAGCATGAACCGGTATTATTTGGCTGGAAAAGGAAAGGGAAACATGCTTGGTACTCAGACCGGAAGCAATCTACAATTTGGGAGTTTGACAAACCAAGAAAAAACACTGATCATCCAACGTCAAAGCCGGTACCGTTAATAGCATACCCCATCTTGAATTCCAGCCTGACTGGGTGTATTGTACTAGATCCTTTTGGTGGTTCAGGCAGTACCCTGATTGCAGCTCATCAGACAGAGAGAATTTGTTATACTGCGGAGCTTGATGAGAAATTTTGTGATGTGATAGTCAAGCGCTATATTGAGTTCACGGAAAGCGAAGAAGGGGTGTTTTTGGTACGGGGTGGTGCGAAAATTCCTTTTAACGAGATAGAAGAAATACACAATTAGTTATCATGTAAAAGTGCCTAAAACCCTTGCTATAATACACTTTCTGAGTGATATATGTATATGACAAAACCACCAGAGAGGGGCAAAGAAAATGAGAGTACACTTCGCCAGAAAGTTGAACACCATCGAGGAGTTGAAGGACTTTACAGCAAAGGCTTCAGGAGAAACAAGAGGCGGGGATCCTTACACAATCACCAAGGAGATCAGCTTAAGCCCTGAGGAGTTCAAAGCCTTCTCTGAAGACTTCTTCGCCGACCAGACTTGGCTGACCAGCGAGGACGGTGGCCCAAGCAAAGAGGGGCTGCGCTGCACAAGGGTAAGCAACAGCGAGACGGGCGAGGCGGTTCTAGTGAACAACGAGGGCTTCAGCTACGCCCGCTACACGGCCTTAGAGAACTAAGACAACCAAAAACCAAAGGCGAGCGACGGCTCGCTTTTTTGATTGGAGATGGTGAAAATAGCGATTCGGTTTTTAACAGCGGAAAGTGTCTGTATGGGACACCCGGATAAGCTCTGCGATTTGATTGCGGACCATATCCTCGATGCGTGTTTGGCAAAGGATATGGAATCAAGGGTGGCCTGTGAAGTCTTAGCCACCAAAGGTAAGATCGTTGTAGCCGGTGAAATCACTTGTTCCGAGAAGATTGATATTCCAAAAATCGTGCGGAGAGCCCTGCGAAAGGTTGGCTACGACCCCAGAGCCTATAAAGTAGCTGTGTTTATGCAAAAGCAAAGCCCGGATATTGCCTCTGGAGTAAACCGCTCTTTGGAAGTTAGAAGAGGACATGTTGATCCTTACAATTATCTCGGCGCAGGCGATCAAGGCACAGTTTACGGCTATGCCACGAACGAAACTAAAGAGAAGTTGCCATTACCCTTGGTTCTTGCTCACCGGATTGTTAGAAGACTTGATGAGTGTCGAAAGGGTAAACTCATCAAGGGTATTTTGCCTGATGGCAAAGCGCAAGTGACGGTAGCCTATGAGGATGGGAAACCAGCATGGGTGGAATCCATTGTAGTTTCTGTCCAGCATGAAGAATCTTTAGATTACGAAACTTTGGTTTCGGAGATTACCACTAAAGTGCTCTGGCCCAGCTTTGAAGATTTCCCCTACGATGAAAACGCTGAAGTTTTGATCAATCCCTCAGGCCGCTTTGTTGTGGGCGGGCCTGAGGCAGATACGGGGCTTACGGGGCGCAAGCTGATGGTTGATACCTACGGTGGGCTGGCATCGCACGGCGGCGGGGCGCTATCAGGGAAAGATGGCACCAAAGTTGATCGTAGCGGTGCTTACATGGCCCGCTTTATTGCCAAAAACATCGTGACTGCTGGTTTGGCTGATCGATGCGAAGTAGCGCTTTCTTACGCCATCGGAAAAGCACAGCCAGTGGCTATTGACGTTAACACATTTGGAACCTCTCCTCTTTCGGACAATTTCCTCTGCGGAGTGGTTTGGGATCTCTTTGATTTGCGCCCAGCTGCTATGATCGAAAAACTGAAGCTGCGGACACCAATCTTTGCACAAACAGCAGTTTACGGGCACTTTAACTCCTGCCTTTTCCCATGGGAGGATTTTTCTATGGATGCGGAATTGAAGGAAGCGGTGCTTGAAGAGTAGTCTTCAAATTCTCATTTTGGTCTTGCTATTTATCGGCTCTTGAGTGATGTATGTAGTACTACAAACAAAGGAGGCACCCAAAGTGAGAATTAGCTACGATGTCAAAGGCCCAAAGAGAAAAAAGCTTGCGAGGGCGGTGGCGGAAGAAGTCGGAGCTGAACCGAAATATCTAGGCGCTCCGAGCTTTGCCTATGAAGTGGGCGGGTACCTAGTTGAAAGAGATGGCACTTTGCAGGGAGCGGATAATCACGATCTGGTTGCCGATTTGCAAGGGCTGCACAACTTTGTTTCTGAGACGGAACAATATGACACACCTTTACCTGAGCTTGCTGAAGTTACTGGCGAACTGCAGATTCCCTACAATGCCGAAATGGGTGGTAATACTAGCCCGTATGCGGATTATGATGAACCGCCCGCTTACGATGGCCCAGAGCAAAGTCTAACCATCGAAGTTCCAAGGGAAGGCTTTACCGGCGAAGCCCTAGAAAACGTAGACAAGCTCGTTGTAAGTAAAGCCAGCCTAATAAAAAAGGCCATTGGGGCAAAGGAATTGCCGATTATTCGAACCAGCGATACCATTCAGTTTCCATGGTTTCGAGTTAGAACCAGCGAAGATTGTGCTGCCTACCAGCTTTTGGTGGAGGGGATCTGCAATGTTGCCAAAAAACGCAAGCGCATTACCGCCAAAGACAAGCCGGTTCCCAATGAGAAATTTGCTTTCAGGGTCTTTTTGATCCAGCTTGGCTTTGTGGGCGATGAGTATAAAGTTGCTCGCAAAATTCTTCTAAAGAACCTGACGGGAAACAGTGCTTTCAGAGATGGTGTACCGGCGGTGGAAAGCGATGAGTGAGTTCCCAAGCAAAGAACTCGTTGAGCATTTGCGCCAAAGTTACCCCAGAGGGACAAGAGTGGAACTCGTCCAGATGGACGACCCTTACACTAAGCTCAAGCCTAGCGATTTGGGCACCGTTGATTTTGTTGATGATACGGGAACCATCTTTGTTAACTGGGATTCAGGCTCCTCGCTAGGCGTGGTTTATGGGGTAGACCGCCTCAAAAGGGTTTAGTAGAAAGTAATGTGATTTATCTGAAAATATAGCTTGCTATCCACCTCGTTCTGAGTGATATATGTATATGACAAGAAACACACTCAGAAGGGGGAAGAGAACATGCTTACAACAAGATTCGGAATCGAGATTGAGCTTACAGGGATCACAAGAGCCAAAGCCGCTAAGGTGGCAGCAGGGTTTCTAAACGGAACAGTACGAAGCTTGGGCGATTACTACGATACGAAAGAGGTCACAGCACCAGACGGGCGGGTTTGGAAGTTCATGTACGATGGGAGCATCGCTTGCCAGAAAAAAGAACAGGGCCGCAAAGTTTACGCAAACAAGGACTACAGCGTCGAGCTAGTGAGCCCGATCCTTTCCTACCGAGAGGATATTGAAACAGTGCAAGAACTTGTAAGGAAGCTCCGCAAAGCAGGGGGCTTCACAAACAATTCTTGTGGGATTCACATTCACCTTGACGGGGCGACGCACACACCAAGAAGCATCCGAAACTTTATTAACATCATCGCCAGTAAGAACGACCTTTTCTACAAAGCCCTTGAGATTGCTCCTGAGCGGATGCGCTACTGCAAAAAGATGGACGACTTTTTAGTTAGAAAGATGAACCAAAGAAAACCACAGACCATTGCAGAGATCGAGCGAATCTGGTACGAGGGCTACAACCAGAGTACAAACAATCGTTACCACGACAGTCGCTACCATTTCTTGAACCTGCACAGCTTTTTCACAAGGCACCATACAGTTGAGCTTCGGGGCTTTAACGCAACACTTCACGCAGGCGAAATCAGAAGTTACATAGTCTTAGCCTTGGCCTTAAACAACCAAGCCCTGACACAAAAAAGCGCCAGCGCCAAAAAGCCCCAAACTGAGAATGAAAAATTCGCGATGCGAACCTACCTAAATAGGATCGGCTTCATCGGCGAAGAGTTCGCAAACTGCAGAACCCACCTTACAGCCCACCTTGAAGGCTCAGCGGCTTGGCGGTTTCGGGTAGCATAGGGAGGATGAAAACCATGAAAAGACTCTACTTAGCATACGGGTCGAATTTGAATATGAAACAAATGTCGACAAGGTGCCCCACGGCGAAGGCTGTGGGGGTGACCTGCCTAAAGGATCGAAGGCTTCTCTTTAGGGGCCGCCGAGAGCTTGCTGTGGCCACTGTGGAGCCCTACAAAGGGTCTTCGGTCCCAGCCTTGGTCTGGTCGCTTGAGCCCAGGGATGAAAGAACCCTAGACCGATATGAAGGCTATCCTAGCTTTTATCGCAAGGAAGAAACCGAGGTTGAGTTAGACACCGAAAACGCAACAGTGATGCTCTACGTCATGAACGAAGGCCGACCGCTTGGTCAGCCCAGCGCTTCCTACTACGCCACCATCCTTGAGGGCTACACCACCGCCGGATTTGATATCGGTATTTTACATCAAGCGACAGCAGATTCCTACGGTGATACACTGTGGACAGAATAAAGGTGGGTTCCCGGGTTGCCTTCTCTTCGCCCGAGTATGGTCTGGTGGAAGGCAAAGTAGTTGAGATCAGATGCGGCCTTTACGGTATCACATCCCTAGGGATACCTGGTACTTTCTGGCGGGACCGCAAGGCCCTAAAGCTGATAATTATTGCAGAAAAAGTACAGAAATGACTTGCTATATGGCCCGACCTGAGTGATATATGTATATGACAAAACCACCAGAGAGGGGCAAGAAAAATGAGAAAAATCAGCGCAGGAAACATTAGCGGGGCATTTTACAAAGATTTAGGCAGCGTCAAGAACCGACAGAAGAAGGCACGATTAACGCATGTGGTTTTGGGGCTTAAGAAAAACGGAGAACCTTACAGCCTTAAGACGGCCTCGGATTTGAACTTTTGCCGGAGTAAAGCGGATGCCGAAAAGAGGCAAGCCTACCTTGAAAGCGCAAACCCCGGCAGCCACTTTACAGTGGTTGAGCTTTAGAGACAGGGGGCAAGAAAAATGGTTTTAAACAAGGGCATGAAGATTCGGACGGCTTTTGACGGGGAGATTTATAAGGTGGTCGGTTTTTGGAGGGACGATTATGTT